ATCTGCAAAGTTGTGTATCAAAGCAAGCAGTTCAGTTGGGCCAACGATTACAGGGCGCGAAATCCAATGCTGGTGGCATACACGCAGAAAGTGCAACGGGTTGTTGTTAAAGCAATGGCAGGGAGGTTGAAGGACAACACGAGACAAGCAACTCACTATCACACCATAGCTGTCTACCCAAAGTGGGCAAGCAGGTTGAAAATGACTGAAGTAATTGGGTTTCACGTTTTTTATAGATATCACAGGAGAAAGAAATGAATTGCCCTTTATGCAAAGCCTGGTCAACTGTCTTAGAGACTCGCACCCGGCAAGACAACACCAGGCGCAGAACACTGGAGTGTGGGAACCTGCACAAGTTCACAACTGTAGAGAGGGTTGAGGCTGCCGAGCACGGCGGGGCTAGATTCAAAATGGAGAAACTAAGTGGCAAAAAGAATAACAATTGAGGTCAACCAGGACATTGACAAAATCCGAGACTTTATTCAACAGAGAACGGGAGTGCGTATGACATACGTGCAGTTGTTTGATCACTTGATCCATTTCTATGTGCAGCACGCGGCTGAACCCAGGACTAAGTGGGCACCGCTTTTTAAGCAGGAGAAAACCACATGACATTAAAAGCCCAACTAGCTGGCACCGACAAGACGGTGCGCAGAGTAATGGATGCCAGCGCGGCACCAATACACATTGAAATCCCATCTATGCCAGACCCATTTTCGAAACACTTAGACATGGCGGCACTGTTTGACCTCAGCGCTTACGAATGGGGTAAGTTTTTTGGGGCGGTACTGCTGTGCAGCTTTGTCGCGGGCATGGCGTACTCGGGGGCCATTCTTGGCCTCGACATTGCAAGAGGCAATCTAGAGATTGTCCTGGTTGACAACAAGCAGGCCGCGCTGTGAAGCGCGCGGTGGGTAAAGCCCTGTACTACTCAATGCTCCCAATTGTGGGGCTGGGCATGGTCGCCTACTTTGTTGTGGCCGCGTTGATGCTTGGATGGGAGAAGGCGGATGAGCACATCGGCAACTGGAACAAGTGATCTCGCGTGTGCAGCCTGCGGCCAGGTTCACAAGGGGGCCAAGCTGGTCACGTTGCCAGACGGCTCTCAGGTCAGCAACTACAGCGAGGCCTGGCGCGCACACACCGAAGCGAAGTGGGTGCTGGAGAAGCTGCCTCTCGTGGTCAACCGACGACGCAAGAGCACGCCTCAGATTTCCAGGCGCGACTACATCATGGGCGTTGAGCACCGCCGGGGCAAGCACGCAGCAGACAATCTCAAGAGAGGAGTGCGGGCTCTATGGTTGGTAAGCAAATGAACGCACCAGCTGAAGTGATCCAGTTTGAGCTGCCCAAGCGGCCCAAGATCGAGCAGAAGGACGCGCCGCCAGACCGTCGCACGGTCGCTGTGGTCCCAATTAGGGCTGTGTTTGATAAGCAGCTGACTCACGGTGGGCTGCAGGCTTTGGCCGCGCTGTGCAGCTACTGCAACAAGGCAGGCGTCACATGGGTGGGCCAGACCAGGCTATCGTCCGAGCTGGGCATCAGCCAGCAGGCGCTGGCCAAGCAGTACAAGCAGCTCAAGGAGTTAGGTTACTTGGAGGTCATGCGCAGGGGTTTCAGAGGTAAGCGTACAGATACCCTACGGGTTATCTACGACCCAAGCATCACAGGCGAGGAGGCCATCACGCTGACCAACGGGCCAAAAGAAGACACCAGGCCACCGGCCATTAGAGACGAGCAAGAGAGGGCCGCCAGGGCCGCAAACGAGCAGCCAGACACCGAGGGCCAAGCTCGCATTGCTAGGCTGGTCAGGAACGCGCTCGTGTCGAGCAGAGTTAGTCAACCAAAGGAGTACAACATGCCAAAGACAGAGACAAGGTTAGTGCGAGAGATGAAAGCAAAGATGAAAAAGCCAGCTGTGGATAAGCCGGGGATAACTAAGGAACACATTAACAACCATGAGGTTGTAAAAGAGCCTCCATTAACAACTTTGAGTATACAAAATCACAACCTGGAGGTTGTACCGAACTACAAGAACATAGATACTTATAGACAGTTAAGCACAACCGAAATAAAAAGATTAAAAGAAAACGGAATGAAAGACAGTGAAATTGCACAAGCGTACGAAACACTCGAGGAGCTGTTCAAGGCCGAGGGGTTGACGCCAAGCGCACGCGTGATGGCAGACAGCATCCTGCAACTGCACCGGGATGCCAAACCATGAATGCCTCTAGGACGCGTCAGGAGGCCGCACACGCAACGATCGTAGGTAATGGTATGCAACCATACCAACCTAATGCTGCAATCGCTTGTGAAGCCTGTAGTCGGTTGGTGTACAGAACCCAAACGCTCATATGGGATTTGGACACCGATACCCGGCAGGCGAAAGCCTGGCAATATCCTAGCGCTAAGGGGCTGAACCGTACTATTGTTGACGATGCGCGCCCAGCAGCTGGCCGGGTGTCGCCACTGTATAAAAAGACACCCTTCCCCTCCCCCCCCTGCCCGTAGCGTAGGGGGGACCTCGCTCAATTTTTCCCCAACATTTCGTTGGATTTGTAGACTAGCCCAAAGGAGAAAACTATGGCTTATGAGATGAGACCAGGCAGCGGCTCGCTGTTTAAGAATGATAAAAAGACTACGGACAACCACCCGAACCTTAAAGGTAAGATCATGTTGCCCAACGGTGAGGTGCGTTGGGTATCGGCTTGGACCAAAGTGACCAGCTCTGGCGAAAAGTGGATCAGCCTATCTGTTGGTGAGCTGGTGATCCAAGCTGGCCGCAGCAACCAGCCGAGCTCGTACAACGAGCTCAGGTCAGCCCCGATTACTCCGGCGGCCCTCGATCTTGACGACGACATCCCTTTTTAAGGAGACACAGAGATGAGAAACCTAATTGCTTTTATTTTAGTTTTGGCGGCTAATACGTCGGTGTTTGCTGCTTGCAGTACTCACACCTACAACGTCAACGGTAAATACATATCCTGTACAACTTGCTGCTATTACGGCAACTGCAACACCAACTGCTATTGATGGCAACGAAGAGAACGCCCCGACAAATTCCCAGTGTGGCAGGCTGGGGTGGGACGCGCTCGATTGAGCGTCGTCTGGAGCGCTCGGCGACGCTGGCTGGCAACCGAGAGGCTGTCAGCTATGCGCTGCTTTGCATGGCTAACACGAAGATCACAGACATAATGACTTGGGGCGAGGACGGCAACGTCAAGGTAAAGCCCAGCAATCAGATACCGGAGCACGCCTTGACGTCGATCAAGAGCATTAAGGTGCGGGTTGACCGGGACGGGAACAGCACGCTGGACCTGGAGCTGTACGACAAGGTGGGGGTGCTGCGCATCTTGGCCAAAGCGAGCGGTTTGCTGGACACGCCGGAGGAGTCGGACAAGCCGTCTGTGATTGGCATTAACGTACACGCGCCGGATACCTCAAGCGGGCGCGGCGATGTGATCGATATTGGCCCTGAAGACAAAGAAAGTAGCTAATGACCAAGACTAAAGAGCAGAGTCAAAGAGAAATACCATCTGAGGGTTTAAACCTGGACTTCAGGTCTAGCCCCGTGGTGTACGATTACTTTCAATCTGATGCGTTTGTGCAGGGCTTGATGGGCCCGGTAGGTTCTGGCAAGTCTTACGCTTGCGCGGCCAAGATTATGAAGAAGGCGGTGGAGCAAAAGCCATCCCCCGTGGACGGCATCCGATACACCAGGTGGGCAATTGTGCGGAACAGCTACCCTATGCTGAAGACCACGACGATTAAGACCTGGTTGGACCTGTTCCCCGAGGCCACGTTTGGGCCGATGATGTGGACACCACCCATTACGCACCATATTCGGTTGCCCGCCAGGGGCGACGCGTCTGGCATCGACTGCGAGGTGATCTTTTTGGCCCTTGATCAGCCTAAAGATGTGCGCAAGCTGCTGTCTTTGGAGCTGACCGGTGCCTGGGTCAACGAGGCGCGCGAGCTGCCCAAGGCGGTGATCGATGGGTTAACCCACCGGGTTGGCCGATACCCGACTAAGCGGGACGGCGGCGCTACTTGGCACGGCATTTGGATGGACAGCAACCCGATGGACGACGACCACTGGTGGCACCGGATGGCGGAGAAAGAGAAGATGACCGGCAAGTACGCCTGGAAGTTTTGGAAGCAGCCCGGTGGCATAGTGTCGGTAGACGTTGACGATCTACCGGAGATGCCGGAGGCCAACGACCACATCTTTTCGGCTGGCAAGTGGTGGAAGATTAACCCCAAAGCGGAGAATCTGGGCAACCTGCCTCCTGGTTACTACCCACAGATGCTGCTAGGGAAAACCCTAGACTGGATACGCTGCTACGCGAAGGGCGAGTACACCTACGTCCAAGAGGGGAGGTCTGTCTGGCCGGAATATGACGACTCGATTATGTCCGGCGACACTATTGTCGACCCTACTGTCGCCATTCAGATCGGTCTTGACTTTGGTCTGACGCCTGCGGCCACCATCGGCCAGCGGCTGCCCTCCGGCCAGTGGGTCATCCACGCTGAAATCGTGACCACCGACATGGGTCTAGAGCGTTTTGGCACACAATTACTCACAGAGTTAAACACCCGCTACCCGAATCACCAGGTATACGTCTGGGGTGACCCGGCTGGCCAGGCCAGAGACGCTATCTACGAGGTGACTGCGTTTGAGTTCTTGCGAACCCTGGGCCTCCGGGCGCAACCTACCGCGTCAAACGACTTTAAGGTCCGGCGTGAGGCTGCGGCTGCCCCGATGTCTAGGCTAATCAACGGCAAGCCTGGGTTGATGATTAACCGTGAGTGCAAACTACTGCGTAAAGCGCTGGGCGGCGGATATCACTTTAAGCGCATTGCGGTTGGGGCTGGGCAAGAGCGGTTTCGAGACGCGCCAAACAAGAACGAGCACTCACACATCGGAGATTCGTACGGATATCTAATGCTAGGCGGCGGTGAGTACAACCGCATGACTAAAACCCCACAGCTTGGCGGGCGTCAGCCACTGCAAACCATGGCCAATACTGACTTTGATATATTCGGGTGATATCAAACAGATATCCGCTTGTTTACTTCTAATAATTTACTAATAAAATCACACAAAATGGCAGCGACTTATTCTGTGGAAACCATTGAGCAATGCGTGGCAGAGATGGGCAAGATGTGGTCTTTGCATTGGCAAGAGATCGCGCGGGATAAAGAGGACGTTCTTCTTGACCCAAGCGTTGACCGCTATGTTGATCTTGAGCAGCAAGGTAGCTTGCAAATTGTTGCGGCCCGGCACGACGGTGTTTTGATTGGGTACCATGTAACGATTGTTAGAGAGCACCTGCACTACAAGAGTAGTTTGAGTGGTTACGTTGATTTGTACTTTATTCACCCGGACTACAGAAGAGGCCGCATTGCGTTAAATATGTTTAAGTACGCTGAAGAAATGCTGCGCAAGCGTGGGTGCCAGAGAATGTTTACCGGCGTGCCAGTGTGCAAAGACATTAGTAATTTGTTTAATCACATGGGTCACCAGGAAACTGAGCGGGTCCACACCAAGTATTTAGGAGTTTAAAATGGCTCAAGCACTACCATTCATTACAGCGGCGGCAACTGTTTACAGTGTTTCTGAGGCCTCAAAATCTCGCAAGCAAGCGGCGGCAGCTGCGGACAACGCTCGATCTGAAGCGGCTGCCGCCAGAACACAAGCCGCCGCCGACGCGCAAAAAGCGCGCGATACAGCGACAGATACTGCCCGTTTAGCGCGTGAGGCATCTATGACTGAAGCAGAGAAAACCAGAACGGCATCAGCCGATCAGGCGAAGCTCATAAGAGATCAGACGGCGGCGACTTCTCAGGCAGCCGCCGAAGTCGAGATGCAGCGTCTGTCAGAGCAAAAGTCTAACAACTCCGCGAGTCTATTGGCCCAGCAAACTGCGTCGGCAAACGAGCTGCAGCAAATGCAGTTATCAGCCGCCGAGCAAAGAGCTTTGATGACCAACCTCTCTACGCAGCAAGCGCAAGCTGCGGAGACGGCAAAAGCGCAGCTCGCACAACAGCAAGAGCAATATGCAGAGCAAAAAACATTGATGCTAGAGCAGCAAGCCGCCCAAGCAAAAGTGCTTGAGGAAGAGCGCCGCACAACTGCGCAGCGTGAGTCGGCGAGACTTACGGCGTCGCGTCGGTCTGGTCGCCGATCTTTGTTGTCAGAGGCCCGCTTAAACCCAGAGGCTGGGTTAGTGCCGGGTTATGGTGACGTTACACGAAGCATCTAATGACCGAACAAGAACTGGCTAATTATGAGGCCCGTATTGCGGAGCAAGAGGCCGCAGATGTGGCCTCTGCTAGAGACGAGCAGCTAAGATTAGACAAGCTGTACACCGATACCCAGGCCCAAGCCGAAAATGAATTTATCGCCGAGCAGGCGCGCTTAGACAAAGAATTGCAAAGCGAGATCGATAGGTCAAACGCCGAGCTTCTCGCTACACAGACCAGCCAGTCGGCAGAGTTTGAGAGTGCTAGGTCTTCAATTGCCGCAACAATGGCCGAGCAGCAGCGCCAAGCGCAGGCGGCACAAGCGCAATACCAAGCCGACCAGGCCTCGTTAAAAGAACAAATGGCCGGCCAAGAGCGCGCGTTTGCCGTGCAACAAGCCGCCCTTCAGACTCAAATAAAAGAAACCGAAGCTCTCCAGGTCGCGTCTACCGAGGCGTTTACAAGTGAGATGAGTGGCTTTAAACGAGAGGCTGCCGAGCGCGTCTCATCAAGAACACGCGCGGCGAAGTCCGCAACATCAAGATCAATCATGGGTATTAGCGATACATTAGACCAAGGCGTACAAGGCCTTGGTGAATCAATTAGTTTGGGCGGTATCCCAGGAGCCCTTGGCGGCGCAACAAGATTAGGTGGAATGTAATGGAATACTCTAAAGAAACCACAGGCGGCAAACGGTTATCGCCCGACGACATCATTAAGCGTCAGAAAACCGCCCAGACAAAGAAGGATGAGTTCCAGCAAATCTACCAGGACGCGTATGAGTTTGCGCTTCCGCAGCGCCAGCTATATGGCGTTTGGGAGGGTGGAAGCACTGGATCAAAGAAGATGCAGAGGGTCTTTGACTCTACGGCGATTAACTCTACCCAGCGATTCGCCAACCGTTTGCAATCTGCTGTCTTCCCTCCACAGCGCCAATGGTGCAAGCTCGAGCCCGGTATGGATATACCCGTTGAGCGCAGGGCTCAAGCTAACTCGATACTGGACCTTTACAACGACAAAATGTTTGCTGTGCTCCGGCAGTCTAACTTTGACATTGCAATGGGTGAGTTCTTGCTCGACCTTGCTGTCGGCACCGCTTGCATGATGGTCCAGCCTGGCGATGATGTAAGTCCTATTAACTTTATTCCCGTGCCGTTGTTCTTGGTTACATACGAAGAGGGGGCCAATGGCCAGGTAGACAATGTCTACCGCAAGATCAGAATGAAGGGCGAGACTATCGAGCGACAGTGGCCAGATGCAAAGTTGTCTGCTGAAATAAGCCGCCGTATTGAGCAGAAGCCAGAAAACGACGTTGAGCTGCTTGAGGCTACAATTTACGACCACCAGCGTGGCGACTACTGCTACCACGTTATTGACAATGTGTCTAAAGAAGAGATCGTCTACCGGCGCCAGACATACAGCCCGTGGGTTATTAGCCGCTACATGAAAGTGGCCGGAGAAATCTATGGTCGCGGTCCGCTAATGACAGCGCTTCCAGACATTAAAACCCTAAACAAAACAATTGAGCTGTTGCTTAAAAACGCTAGTTTGGCTGTTGCTGGTGTCTACACCGCAGCCGATGACGGGGTCTTGAATCCAAACACCGTAAGGATTGTACCCGGAGCGATTATCCCAGTAGCCCGCAACGGTGGGCCACAAGGCCCTGCGCTGCAAGCGCTTCCGCGCTCTGGAGATTTCAACATCACGCAATTGGTAATCAATGATATGCGCGCGTCGGTAAAACGATACCTGCTTGATGAATCGTTGCCGCCAGAGAATATGAGCGCTCGCTCTGCTACAGAGATTATCGAGCGCATGAAAGAGCTCTCTCAAAACCTGGGCTCCGCCTTTGGCCGTTTGATCAATGAGACAATGATTCCGCTGGTGTCTAAGATTCTCCAGGTTATGGACGAGCGTGGAACAATTGATCTGCCATTGCAGGTCAACGGGTTGGAGGTCAAAGTCTCCGCCGTATCACCCCTAGCAAACGCCCAGGCGATGGACGAGATCAACGCCGCGATTCAATTCTCTCAGCTAGTTAAGGAGCTTGGACCGGAAGGCGCCACCGCTGTTAAGTACGGCGAAATGATCGACTACCTGGGAGACAAGCTAGGCGTTCCGCAGTCACTGCGCAATGACCCAGCCGAGCGTGCATTTATGATCCAGCAGCAGCAAGATCAGCAGGCCATGGCCATGCAAGCGCAGATGGCTATGCAGCAATCTGGACAGGCTATGCCACCACCACCTGGGGTCGCATAATGGCTGGCTGGGATGACTTAGAGGAGCCGGAGGCCCCAGTTAACCATGATGTTAGCCAACAACGCGAAGACACAGCCAGACTATGCCTACGCGTATTTGGCGGCGGCGACGGCAAGAAGATTCTTGAGTGGCTGCATAGCGTCTATGTAGATGTGCCAATCGCCGTGCCAGGCACAGACCCGTCTCACGCATTTTTTGCTGAAGGGCAGAGAAACGTGATTCGTGATATCGAGGCGCGGATTAACCAAGCAAGGAAGATATGAGCGACACAAACGACCAACCCGTAGAAAGCGGCCTATTGGACAACGTGACCGTTAAAGACGAAAACACACAAGC